CAAAACGAATATCTTCAGCAGCTAATGTAGCTTTACCTTCAAGATCTTTTTCAAATCCAAAAAAGGCGTTAGGTACTTTAAGAGCAGCTAACATTTCATCACGTAAGAAATTTACGTCTTCAATTGCATTATATTCAAGACCTTTAATTGTATCAATTTTAGTTGTTGTATCATTACCACGAGTTGGAAGATAGAAGTCTTCCATCATGTTTTGTACATTATACTTAAGATTATATTCACCTGTTTGTTGATCAATATAAGGTGCTTTTTTCATTTTCTGCATTACACGCTGCATATATCCATCAACTTCATGTGGAGGTATATTACCAACATTGATTGTAAATACACGTTTTTCTGGGGCGCGAGTAATACGATGCAATAGCATTGCATCTTTCATTAGCACGTATTGCTTATATGTTTTACGAGCAGGTTCTATATATGATCTACCATACGGAAGATAGTTAGCATCAGCTAACAACCTAAAGTGTGCTATTTCGTAATTATCAAATATTACTTTACCATCTTTATCTTTAGGACGGTCCATATAACCACCTGCTGTGATTACCATAGGATCAATTCTAAAACGAACTAAAGATGGATTTTTAGGGTCTTGTCCTTCTTCACGAACCATATCATAAACAGATAATGGTGTTACATTGTAAATACCAAATTTATCTGCTACTTCAAGATGCAAATAATAATCACCATATTTACACATCGTTCTAATCCATAACCACAAATTAAATTCAATATTTAATATATCGTAAAATAAATTATATAAAATGCGTTGAATATTTTCGTCTGCACTTTTAATTTGTAATACTTCTCCTGCTTCGTTTTTTAGAGTAGACTCATCTGAGATGATGTCAAGAGTAGAGGCTATAATTGATTCAGTATCCATTGCTTCATAGTCAGTATATAACTGGATACGAAGTGTTTGGTAGTTCATCGTTGGGTTATACGGCATGTTAGCACCATAACGATGAAGTTTTGTAAATCTATCTATAAGGGCATTAGTCTTTACATTACCATATGCTTGAATTCTATCAACGTCAGTAATCTTTAATTGATTCCCTCCAACATTTCTTATGATAACATCAGTACTAAATAAGCGTCTAAGTCTATCAAATAAGCCTAACTGATTGTTTTCAGCCATTATTTTGTGTTTAATTATACCAATAAATATTTATTAACCAAGTACCCATGATATATCTTGAAATCCTCCATTTCCATCAGGCATAGTATATGGATTTGGTATACCATTAGGCATCATAGGACCCATTTCTTGATAGCCTACCTTAGCAATTCCGGATATCATTGCACGGGACAAATCCATTCCTTGTTCATAAAATTTCATTGCAGTATCACGTGTAAATAATCCAATTCCTAATGACATTACTAAATCATCATTATATCCATTTTGTGCTTGTGCTTTACCATTTTGCCAAATGAATACACGTAATTCTTCCAATAAACGTTTTGAACGAAAAATGAAAGCCTTCTCTCGAATATACGACTCCATTTTAGAGATAACAAGTGGTCTTGTTTTTGTTGATGTGGTAAAACCAGGAACTGTTTGTTCAGATTCCATTTTAGCCATCCATTTATCAATATTTACTTCACCATAAGTACGTGGTGAATAGTATAATTTAGGATAATTTTTTTCTATAATTGTATTAACTACATCCCAACCTACGTTTGCATTTTCTACTACAAGTAAGGCATTATTGTATTCAGATGCAACTGATACTAGCATATTTCCATATGTTCTTGTATCGATCTGTGATTTATATTCAGCTACTTGTTCACACGTTGTTGCATCGATAACGTGAAAAGCAGAATAATCACTACCATCACCACGAGCAACGTCAGCACAAACAATATACTGCTTAGTATAATCAGGATACTGCCAAATCCAAAAATCATTACCCATAAAACGACGTTCAATAGGTTCTTGAATATAAGTTTCTTCATAAAATGATAATAAATCGGGTTCAACTACTGAGTTACCAGAGCCTAAGAAGTCGCAATCATATTCTTGGGCAAACTCACGAGTTGACATATTTGCTCGTTCTCTTTCTTCCCAGAATACATCTCTATCAGGATGAAGGTGCCAAGGTAATTTTATTGCTTTAAAGTCGTTTTTGCCTATTTCAGCTTCAGAATACATTCTATGGAACCAATTACCTACACCATTTGGAGAAGATAATGCAATAGCTCCACCACCAGTTGCAATTGTTGGTTTAATACTTGTGTATATTTTATCAACGCCTTCAATGAACGCGGCCTCATCCATTAGTAGTAAAGATACTGCGTAGGATCGACCTGCATCTGATGCCGCTGATGTAGCTACTATGCGAGAGTTATTGGCTAGCTGGAATGATAGTTTGTTATTTGATAATGGTTTTTGATTACCTTTTAACCAGGATGGTAAATTTTCATACATAAACTGTACTTTTTCTACCATCCCTCGTGCTGTTTCTTGTTTTGTTGCTATACAAAGTATAGTTTTATCTTTGTTAAATATCATTAACCATAAAGAAAAACCAGCAACTAATGTTGATATACCTAACTGCCTTGATTTATTAATAATACAAAAACGATTATTTCTAAAATCATTTAACACCTCTTCTTGGAAAGGATAAAGATGAAATAAAACTCTACCCTTAGTTGGGTGATTAATATAACAGTATTTGCGAAAAAAATGTACAGGGTCCGTAGCGCATTTGATATATTCCTGCTTAATTATTTCTTTAATATTTGCTTGACTCATATATATAAATATACAAAAAGAAACCCCAACTTATGTTGGGGTCGGTCCTATGATACTATCATAGGAGGGGTGCATGGGTGCAAGTTATTTAATTTTTACGTATTTTTGCTAATACTTTATCAACAATTTCATCTAATTTATCAAATGATTCATTTTTTTCACAATCTGGACATTCTTTGCCTTCTTCCATACATCCGTAACCAGGAACAAATGATGTATTTCCTGAACAATTTCCCTCCTCATCTGGGTTGCTTTCTTGTCCTTTCCTTAATTGGTATTCATCATCGGCCATTTTTTTTAGTATTCTTTCAGCTGTAGAATCTCCAGCATCAGCTAAAGCTTTTAATTCTTTAGCATCCATTGCGTTATAATCTCTAGATTCATTTAGTGATTTAATTCCAGCTAATTGCTGCATTCTTTTAATTTCGTTAATTTGTGGTTTCATTTTTTTTTATTTAATAATAGTAAGTAATGTCATTCCAAGAGTGATAATTGTAGAAATTATTTTTGTGTTTCTACCTCTTTTAACTAGTTTATTATTTTGTTTTTGTAAATCATTAACTAATTCACTTTGAGCCATATATCTTATTTCTTCATTATGAAGCATTTCTTGATAAATACTATCTTTAACAACATATTGACTAATAATGCTATCTTTTAATACAACTTTCTTCTGAGTGAGTTTAAGTTGTTGTTTAGTTAGATTTAATACTTCCTTAGTACTATCACATGATTGTATCATTTGAGTTAATCGTTGAGCAGTTTCAGGAGTAATAGTAACTTTTTGTTGTGCTTTAAGTGTAAAAGGCAATATAAAAACTAGTAATACTATTAATTTTTTCATTTAATTTTATTTAGAATAAGTGAGTCTAATTGTAAATTTTTAGCATTATTAACTTTTTGGTTAATTTTATTGTATTTGTCACCAACATTTTTAATTTTATTTTCTATAGCTTCAATATCAGAATCAACACTATCAACCATATCTTCGTAATGGCCAATTTTAGCATCAATTTTAAATTGATTTTCCCACAATATTTTATTTACTCTTTGTAAAGAATCTATGCTTTCACGAGTAACTTGAGGTGGAATTGGTTTAGGGCTAAATTTTTTAACCATAGCATACGAAACAAGAGCATTGATTAGTATTACTATTATAAACTCTTTGTACTTACTTAATAATTCCTGCATAATATTTCATTTTATTTATTGTCCATTCATCTAATTCTCCTGGTTTTGGTTGGCTTGCTTTAGTAATACGAGCTTGTAAATATGGTGAATTTGTAATTAGATCATCCATTTTTTGTTGAGTTCTATTTTTAAGATCGCGTAGTCTTTCTAAATCTACACTTCCACCTCCTCTAATATCACCCATTTCTCCACCCATTCGAGAGCCACGTTTTTCTCTATTTAAGTCACTTTTTATTCTAGCTAAACGAGTTTCAAGATCAGTATATTGCATAAAGGCTTCATAATCTTCATCAGACATTGACGAAGCAGGAGCAGCAGCATCAATTTCGGCATCAGTCATATCACCCTCAACACCACCTTCTGGGTTTTCATATCCTGATGGTAATTCTTCGCCGTCATCTTCCATATCCTCTTCATCGCCTCCTCCCATTGGTGCAACAACAGGCTCTGGTTG